TAAAACGCTTCCAGTTAATACCTGAGTATTAGCTAAACTGTTTCCAAAAATATTTGAGCCACTAGAATAAACTGTGCTTGAAGTGACAGTTTGTACTATTAATGTTTGTGCAGTAATTGTACCTGTAGATGTAAATGATCCACTTTGTAATATTGAACCTGTAATGGTTTGAGTACCAATAAATGTATTTGAACCAGTAGTTGCAAAACTACTAGTTTTAGCATTTAAAGATGAAGTATAAGATTCTAATGCTCCTACTCTTCCACTAAATGAAGAGGTAGCAGTATTAATTGATGCTGAAAAAGCATTGAATGATGCTGTTTGTGCTAGTATTGAAGCACTAAATGCATTTAAAGATGCTGAAAATGCTGAAAATGAACTTGTAAGTGTAAATACAGTACTATCTAAACCATCTAATAATTCCGCATTAGATGCGTAAGATGCTGATGTTGCAGAGCCACTAATGCTACCCGTGATTCCTCCTGTAACGTTTAAGCTACCAGTAATCGTAACATTTCCAAATTGATTGAGTGAACCAGACGCGACTGACGAGCCGCTTATGATAGGACTATCTATTATCATTATTTATACAAGATTTATCAGGTATAAATATTGAGAGTATTAGTAAGTCACCACTGGTTTTTTAGGTCGCCCCGGTAGCATTTTGCCGAATCCTTCTGGTTTAGGTCTGCGATTTTTAAGATTTGGTATACCTTTTTTAGCATCAGACATGCGTTGTTTTGCTTCATCTGATCTAGTTTTACCTTTTAATATCTGGCTTAGTTTTTCACTATATCCTTCTGGTTTTGGTCTTCCTTTTTGAAAATTGCTAATTTTTTGTTTGCATTCCTCAGTACGTTTTTTACCCTTATTAGCTTTACCAATTCTTATTTTTGTTTGTTCTGATCGAGGGCCAGCACCATTATCGTGCAAACCACAAAACAATACTTTACTGTAATCACCATTTACTTTATCCAATTCACATTGTTTCCAGTATGTTTCTCGTTCATTAAGATATTCAACAGAACATTCTTCAATGACTTCAAACATATGATTATCAAAACCATACTTGTTAAACGAATTAATTAAATGGGGACCAGCAGTGCGTTCGTCATAACTGCACCAACGTTTTTTAACGTTTACAGATTGACCGATATAGACTTTATTTGATGGAGAGGTGATTTTGTAAATCCCTATTATAGGGTTTACCTTAGAAGTAATATTTATCATCGATATTTTGTTTAGCGACTATAAATATCACTCCCTTAAACCTTCTATGTGCTTCGGTATATAGGAGGTTTCTTGTTAGTAGGTTGCTCCAGCTTGTTCCTCAGATGCGCGATACGCTCTGCCAGTTTCGTCAGCTGCTTGTAACTCAGCGGCTTTCGCTTCGGTTTCTTCTAGCGTATCGAATTCATAGATTGGATCTTCTGGGTTTAGACGAGCTACCCAAATTTGATCTAGTCCTGGTACGAATTGCATTAGTACGATGTATTTCATGTTGTTTGTTTTTTATTATTTTATCCTGTTGCTCTTGCGCCTTGTGTTCTTGCTTGAACTCTATATCCATTTCCCCCACCACTTAAACATATTTGTAAAGCTCCTCCATTGTTTCTAATACCAAAAGTGTTAATATTTTGTGACCAGTTCCAACCGCAGTTTACAATATAAGTTCCTGCGCAAGTTCCATTGTATGCCCATCTTGCTAAAAGAGCTCCTGATCTATTGCTATCGTTATTATTTACGTAAGTAATATCTGTAATAACATTCGCATCGTTATCTGTTATACAAGCAAAAGTCGCCCATACTCCTTGCGCAACTAAAAATGAACAAAAGGTTGTACCGCCAATACCATCGTGGATATCACCAATATCAAGTTGTGTTCTTGGATTGGTTGTGGCTATTCCAACAGAACCGCCAGGTGTAATACGCATTCTTTCACTAGGCGTAGTATTACCTACTTGTGTCGACCATCTAAAATTACCGCCTGTTGACCAAGTTGAACCTCCACATATTCTATAATCAACATTATCGGTTGTTTCGCTACTTCCAAATTGATAAGTATCTCCAATATATGACATATCTCTATAATAAACACTAGGAGATGCTGTTGTTCTAATTGTTCCACCAACTTCTAAATGTTTACAAGCAGAGGTTATGTTTATTCCTACATAAGCGTTGCTAGTAATACGCATTGCTTCTACTAATGAACAAACAGTGTATATATTTCCAGTTGATATAAGAAATTTTAAATGACCACCGTAATAATTGGCGGTATCACTTTCTCCAACTATTGCTCCTGAAAGTTTTTCACCACATATAGTATCATATCCAGAAAAAAGAAGAGATGAGCATTTATAAGTTGTGGCTGAACTATTACGATGTGATATGTTCAATGTTCCTCCTGTATTATCTGAAATGTCTAAATTGTAGTTTGAGTCGGTACGATTAATTCCAACATTTCCACCAAAAGGATTTACCATTAGTGGGTTTGTTGTGGCTCCATCTGAATATTGACCTTGAATATATTGATAATATCCACCAATATTACCCATTGATATACCTTGTCCTGAACCACAATATGTATCTATTCTAAATTTAGCTGAAGTATATGCTGTACATAAATTTGTTGTTTGTATACAATCAAAAGCTTTAACATGTAATTGTGCTATAGGAGATGAAATACCTATACCAACTTTTCCTGTGTTTGTTATTACTATATCTCCAGGTCTTGAAAAATCATTGTTGTAGATGTATGTTTTTTGGTCTTGACCTTGTCCAAAATATGCTGATGTAGTAGAGGCTATAGTAGCTCCATTTCTTAATCTTATAAAGTTTCTAGTTCCTGTACCATAATCTCCGTTATAAAATTCAGCTGTTACATTTGATGAAGATGATATATTAGAATAAACTTGAAGTGGTTGGCTTGGGGTTGAAGTACCAATTCCAACGCATCCACTAAATAATCCAACAGGAGAACAAACAGCCGTACTACCGTAAATGGTAGTTCCAGTTACTGTACTAGCAAAACAAACATTACCTGAATTGTCTATTGTCGTAATAACTGCGCTATCCGCAGCATTACGAAATTGAATTTGACCTGTACTACAAACATTATAAAAGTTTATGTTTGTATTACTGGCAGTAGCCATTACAGGTTTTGGAGTTCCTGTTGAGTCTTTTAAATATAATGCATATGAGTTATTAGTTCCTAAAACTAAAGAACTACCAACACATAGTTGACCAGAAAAACAAGCAGTACTTACATTTGCAATTATATTACTTCCAGTAATAAGCATACTACCTGTAAACGTTTGAGTATTACCAATAACGTTTCCAAACACATTAGACCCAGAACTATAAACCACAGACGAAGTAATCGTCTGCACCACCAACGTTTGTGCCGTAATAGTGCTAGTAGAAGTAATACTACCTGACGTTGTTAATGAACCTGATATTACTTGACTGCCAATAAATGTATTGCTACCTGTAGTAGCAAAACTACTAGTTTTATTATTTAAAGATGAAGTATAAGTTTCTAAAGCACCAACACGTCCACTAAACGATGATGTAACAGTATAAAGTGAGGCTGTAGCTGCCTCTAAAGCGCCTAAACGAGTTGAAGCGCTGCCTGTGAATGTTAATACACTAGCGCTAAATGAATTTAGCGATGCTGTAGTAGCGTTTAATGCAGTTATATTAGCGGCCGATGAGGTGATGCTTGAGACATCTATATTATTGACTGTGAATGAACCGGTTAATATGGGATTGTGTATTACCATTGTTGTGTTTTATATAAATATTTTATTCTGTTATTACTTCTATCCAATTTATAATTTCTTCATTCCAAATATACGTTTTATCATCAGGTATTGAGATTGGTGATTTCCATACACATTTTTCTTCATCCAATATCCACGAATCAAATGGTTTTACGGGTACAAAAGCATTTCTTTCTTCATCAAATTTATAACCTGTACTTGCAAAGTTTTTTCTAAATGATTTGTTATATGATGTTTGTTTCCAATTTCCTATTAAACCAATTGAATGTAAAAAAGATTGACCTATTACTTCACTATCCGGAAAAGATAAATTTCCACAATCATTATTACTTACAACAATTACTTCTTGTACTATATTATTCTCATCTATTTTTGCAAAATGTGCCATAAATTTTTGTTTTATATTCCAAATCTACCTCTCATTGCGTTAAAGTTTTGAGTAACTTCTGCTTGAGATAATGTTTTATTATATACTTGTACTGGTCCTATTCTACCTGACCACCAAGAGTCAGAACCACTCCATGATGCGTTTCCTATTCTTATTTCTGTTCCCGTTGGTGTTACCATTCCACTTCTTGTTGCGGTATATTGAACTCCATTAAAATAAAAATAAACATTTGTACCATTCCAAGCAAAAACAACATACTGCCATGTGTTAAGTTGTGCTGTCACTATACCATTAAAATCTTCGGTACTACTACCATATGATACAGTTGACCAGTTACCACTATTTACTCTTATTGCTCTATTTGTTCCGGTAACCCCATTACCACCAACACCCATAACATACCTGTCGGATGTGGCTTCTGTTGGATACGCCCAACCTGCAATTGTTCCTGTTGTTGTTTGATGTTTATAGAATGTAGATGCATTTAAATAATCATTAGTTGCATCAAATGAAAAGTATCCACCATTTCCGCTTGAATATGTTGTTCCATTATTTACTGCGGTTGTATTATTATTATCACTAATATCAAATACTTTATTAGCAACATCCATAGTAATAGTTCCTATTTGATATTCTCCACTATCAAATTTATTATCATCAACATATTTTACGATAGTATATTCAATTCCGTTTTTATCAACCAACATAATCCTAGATACTCTTGGATGATGATTAACTACCGCAGAACCTTCTACATATCTCCAATATCTACGATACCCATATGAACCATTACCCGTACCACTTCCTTCTTGTATTCCTGTTGTTCCATTATTAGACATTACACCTGTGAATGCGGTTGTCCATGTAGAATTATCATCACTATATTGAACTGTATAATTTGCACTTCTTGTTGGAGATGTTGTATTACCAAATGTTGAATATGTTCTAACTGCTACTACATTTATAGTTGGTGAGTATGAAACTGGACTTCCAGGGTCTGCAAAATATACTAAACTATCGGTTACAATGGGTAATATTGGTGCTGTGGTATTTTCTTTTTTATATCTTAAATACACTATGCCAGACCCACCATTACCACTAGTCGCAGGTGAAATTCTTTCTCCTGCTCCTCCACCTCCACCCGTATATAAATGTCCATTTTCACCGGCGTTATAATTTCCGTTTCCTCCTCCTCCTTTTCCACCTATTTGACATACACTAATTACTTCAGCACTTCCTCCACCTCCACCTGCATAATAATATAATTTTCCACTTATAAATGATGCAATACCATCTCCACCCTGGCCTCCCGTTTGATCTCCACCTAATACACCGGCACATAGAGCACCTCCGCCTCCACCACCTCTTTTATTACTACTAACAGCTCCATTAAAATTTCCTCCACAATATCCTTGCCCTGCACAACCTACTCCGGATGTGGCAGATACATTGGATTGTGCACCTGCACCACCACCACTTCCACCATTTCTACCAGGTTCACACGCGTATACTCCAGCTCCTCCTCCACCTATTGCACAAAATTGAGCAAATGATGAATAGTTTCCATTATTTCCTTTAAAACCACTTGAACCAGGATTTGAACCACCCGCACCAACAGTTACAGTATATGTTCCTGCTTGAATACAAGAAATTCCCGTAATAACACCACCTGCTCCTCCACCACCACTATGATATGTAGCGGAACCGGCAGAACCTCCACCTGCTACTATAAGGTATTCAACTACTAATGGTTTTAATGTTGTAAATGTTCCAGTAGCTGTGTATGTGTGAAGTTTATATCCATTTATATCAGCAGCGGCTCCACCAATAGCTAATTCACCTTGAGATTTAGCTAAAGAAGTATCAATTCCACCTATTCCGGATTGTTTTGCAGATTTTATTGCCATTATTTATTAAGTTAATTCTGAACCAAATGCGTTAAAAGACATATTTGCACTACTTGCATAAACAGTTATTATATCCGTTGTTGCTAAAGTGATACCTAATGTAAATGTTACAGTATCATTTGGTGCAATTGACGAATCATATACCATATAATGTTGATTTGCTAAAGATGCCCCTGCAGGTCTAATTGCAATTCTAAAAGTACCAGATGCCGTATCTCTATTACAAACTGTTATAGTTGATACAACTGATGAAGTACTTGCTGGTACAGTATATAATGTTGTTGCTGTTGTTGCGGATGGTGCCGATTGTCCTAAAACTTTGTATGTTGCTGCCATATTTTATATTTTTCTTTTTATTATAATTATCCTCCCATTGTTAAAAAATTCAATGCAAATAAGTCATTTGGTAAAGTTGTTCCTGCTACACATATTTGACATGCAAAATTAGCTATACCATTACAAGTTAGTGCTAAATAAGTATTACCATTTTTAGCAAATACTAAAGATTGTATAGCTATATCATCTCCCCTAGTTGCACCTATTTCCCAACAATTATTATACCATAAAAATTTAAGACTACTTACACTTCTAGCAATAGTATTATTTGCACCTGAGTTATAATTAGCTGAACAATTAAGAGCCATATGTATTACTCTTTCATCTCCTGAGTTACAGTATATACATAATGTATTTGAAATTAATCCTGCATTTGTACAAACAGTATTTGCAAAAGTAGCTGATGAATTGGAATTAAATGTTAGTACGGATGTTCCATACTTGCGAATAACAAAACATTCGGTTCCTGTATTTGTTGTATCATAGGTTAAATAACCAGTATTTGTATATCTAAAATCTGTAGATTGTACAGCACTGGAGAATGTGCCACTACCAGCATCAATACAAGTAGTAAACTTACCTACAGGAGAACAAACAGCAGTACTACCATAAATGGTAGTTCCACTCATAGTTCCTCCTATAAATGATGTAGCACATGAAGTAGCAAAACATCCAATAGGTGAACATGCGATTGTAGAACCAAAAATTGTAGGTGCGCTTACATTACCGCCGGTTGATATAGTTAAAGATCCTGTTACTAAAACAGAACCGGTAAACGTCTGCGTATTCGCAATAGTATTTCCAAAAATATTTGAACCCGAACTATAAACCACACTAGAGGTAATCGTCTGCACCACTAACGTCTGCGCTGTCAATGTTCCAGTAGAAGTAAAACTTCCACTCTGCAACACAGAACCAGTAATGGTTTGAGTACCAATAAAAATATTGCTACCGGTAGTAGCAAACGATGCTGTTTTAGCATTCAATGAGCTAGTATATGATTCTAAAGCGCCTAAACGAGTTGAAGCGCTACCTGTGAATGTCAATACACTAGCGCTAAATGCATTTAGCGATGCTGTTTGAGCTAATATTGATGCTGTAAATGAGTTTTGTGAAGCGCTAAATGAATTTAGCGATGCTGTAAATGCCGTAAACGACGCCGTTTGCGCCGCAAACGAGCTAGTTAATGTAAATACTGTTGAGTCAAGTCCATCTAATAGTTCGGCATTAGAAGCGTACGATGCTGAGGCGATTGAGCCTGAGATAGTGATGCTGCCTGAGGTGATGATGTTGCCGGTTACGGTTAGTGAACCTGAGATGTATGGTGAATTGAGTATCATATTATTATATTATTCCTAAGCAGGTTTTTAGTATTATGGTCTTTGATTTGATCTATCACTAGCCTTTTCTATCCAACCATTTGAATATGCAGCAGCAACAATTTCTTCTCTAGATCCAGGTATTGTTTGATTTGCATCTAAAAATTTATCAACTGCTATTTTAACAATTTCGTCTATTGCAATTCTAGCTCTTTCTTTGAATGCGTTTTCTACCCATTCTTGTGGACTATAAGCAACATATTCCATAGCTGCTTTTTCTGTGTCTGTAAGTGTAATTGTGTAATTATTCATATATTTTTATTTTTTATATTAATGCTCCTGTAAAATATCCCCAAGTACTTCCACCATATCCTACAAGTCCTGAATCACCGGTATTTGCAGTTAATACGCTAAAATAATCGTTAGCTGTTAATCTTACTATAACTGAACCTTGTACTGCAACATACTGATCTCCCCACGATCTTTGACATATTCTATATCTATTACCCGAATATATTTGTGTACCATTTAAACTAAATCCATCATCTATACATCCTGATGGATTTGTAATACCAGCATATAGGTAAACCCAAGAGAATGAATATACTCCAGTAACGGGTGCTGTAAATCTACCTGTTGAAGTACTATATCCTGTGTTTTGAGATGCTCTTAAGTTTATCCATATAGGCGTGCAATTTCCAGCAAGTGATGTTCCTGTTAAAGTATCTGCGTAGAAATAAGGTTGACATTGTCTCGTAATTATACCATTACCATTAATGTTTAGTGCAGTATAGCCAGATGCTGGTACACCAACTAAGAATTGATGGCCTGCACTTACTCCTGTACATCCTATTGAATAATATCTAGCAGTGGGTGACGAACCAAATATACAAGTATTAACATAATCTATAACTAAACTATTACAAGCTGCGGTAAAATTTGGGGTATTACATCTAATTCTTAATGCCATTTGTACATCCATACCTTCTACTGGATTTGATAATCCTACTCCAACATTGCCTGTGCTTGTTATACGCATTCTTTCACAAGACCCCAACACACAACCAGCAGCACAAGAAGCATCTGTATTGTAAAATATTATTTCTCCATTTGAAATAGCTATTACTCCAGCTTTTCCAGATGTCATATATCTATCAACACCAGCAACATCATTATAAAAATTAGATGAAAAATAACCGTAAGCATTGACATTTGTTGTTAAAGCGGCTGTACCTACTTGTAAAGCAGTGAATGTATTTCTCCATGTACATGGTACTACTCCAATTCCTATATTTCCTTCTTGATTTATAGTAAATCTTCTACTATAATCATTTGTATTATTTGGAGTAGAATAAATTGCAAAATTAAAATTATCTACACCGTCTTGTCCATTGATAGCCCATCTTGTACATTTTCTATAATCTTGTATTGCAATTGCTGTTTGACCAATATTACTACTGGAAGGTCTAAGGTATAAAACATTTCCGGCCAATCCAGAAACTGTTAAAATGTCTGTATTAATTCCAACGCTACCTGATGGATTAATTGTAAGTTTTGTTACATTATTAGTTCTTAAATCAATTGCATATCCGGTTTTAGCATTTATTATTGTACTTCCATCATATCCTGATAGGAAAGAATAATCTCCTGCTCCACTTCTACAAGTATGTGAAAATGAAATGTAGTTATTTGTATATGTAGGTATTACACCAATAAAACCAACAGTATCAGCTGTTAAAGCTCCATTTAAAGTTGTAGAACCAGTAATAAACACACTACCAGTAAACGTCTGCGTATTACCTATAGCATTTCCAAATATATTAGACCCAGAACTATAAACAGTACTTGATGTTACAGTCTGTACTACTAACGTTTGTGCTGTAATAGTGCCTGTAGCTGTTATAGAACCTGATGTTGTAAGAGAACCACTTACCACTTGATTACCTATAAAAGTATTACTACCGGTAGTAGCAAATATAGATGAGGCAAGTCCATTAAATGTTGTAGTATTTAAAGCGTATGATGCTGATGTAGCTGTATTTGCATAAGCGCCTGTAGTAGCATTTAAA